CAAGAACGAGGTGTAGCAAATGAACGACTTGGGCTTTTTGGATCAAAGTCATACAAGTCCTTCTTGCTAAAAGTCAAGTAACCAATAACATCTTGGTGTATGTCATTGTCTACTGCCCACTGGAACCAGTCATCAAAATCAACTGCAAGTTCTAAGTGAACAAATCTATTTGCCAACGGAGCAGGCATTCTATAAGTAACACCTTTGTCAGCATCTCTATTACCAGCCGCAACAATCAAAACGTTGTCTGGTAATTTGTATTGCCCAATACGTCTATTAAGAATAAGTTGGTAAGCCGCCGCTTGTACTGCCGGCGCCGCAGAGTTCATTTCGTCTAAGAACAAAACAATATATTTGAATTTCTTAGCAAATTCTTCTGTTGGAAGTTCTTGCGGTGGTGCCCAAGCCATTACATTATCGTTGGCCGCATAATATGGAATACCTTTAATATCTGTAGGTTCCCAAAGTGACAAACGAATGTCAATCAAATGCGAATTTTTTAGTGAATCAGTAATTTGTCCTACGATATCGGATTTACCAATACCTGGAGGTCCCCATAAAAATATTGGACGCTTTTTCTTAAAAGCTCTTTTAATGCTTTTCTTTGCGCCATTGGGTGATACGGTACGTAGTGTAGTAGTAGTTTCCATTTTATATTCCTCTTCTATGTTTAACAGTGCCATAACTTAATTTCTAAGTATGTATATATAATACACTCGTTATACCCTAAAGTCAACCACTTTTGGACATCTTTTTACAAATTATTTTTTCGTACCATTTAATAGGACCTATGCGACAGACGCCTAAAATGCACGTTTTTCGCTCCTAAATGGCTCTTAAACGCCGTTTAACGCTTTTCTGGGGTGTTTGTACGTATTACTCTATAAACCTGTTATAAGAGCATTTAATGACGGTTTATTCGTGCCTTTTCATAGCTTTTGTAAGTCCGTACTTACGAAGATCGCCACTAAAAAGGTGTAATTCCATGCTCTTTTTTTCATCTGTAACCCATATACTATAGTTGGTTAGATAGTAAGGGCATGTAATAAATTGGTCTAAAAATATGTAAGTTTGAGTTGTAAATTTAAAATCTCTTGGAAATGGTATTTCATACATTTGGATATCCAAATTTTCCTGTAAGAAATCAAACCCATCTTCTGTGAGTCTTAGTCCACCTTCTGATTTACCTCTGGTGTTTTGCCACCAGTCAGACATGTACTGTTTAACGTTCGCATCACTTATGGCAATGTCAGATTGTTTTAAGAAAACCTTAGTGTATGTTTCTTTCCAGTTCATTCATCTGTAACCAGTTCGCCTGTGGTAAGTTTGTAAACAGCGAAGTCTTCACTTCTGAAAAGGTCATTAAGTTTCTTTGCTAGATTGTGTGCATGTCCTGGATTAGAGAAAGATACTTTCTTATATTTAGGACCTGGATAATTCGTAATTGCGTTTGATGTTTTTAGATTGAATGGAGCGCCTTTATAGAACACTGCCCATATGGCTTCTGCTTGCAAAACTTGCTCACACTTGTAAGATGCTTTGTCTACATTCTCTAATATAATCGTCGGTTTTGGTCTACTCATTTGCGTAATCCTTTTAATTAACTACGCATATATTTATCTTTTTTTAGTAGAAAACTGCTAGTATTAAACCTGTTTTGCGGTTAATGCACCTAATATTTCTTTTAATTCTTTTTCACTTACACAAAATACATTTTGTATTTTTCTAGGATACTTGTATTCTAGCATAAGTTTTTGTACTAGAGCAGGGTACACTGTTGGATCAACTACGTCCGATTCACATTGTTGTTGGCTGTCAAATGTTGGATCAGTAAAAACGTAAATATCTCTATCAGCAGTTATATCTGCATTAGGATCAAGAAGGAATAAAACTACAATAAACCACTTCATTTCCAATTACTCCCACCGTCCATACTAACAGTAACTACTTCATCGTCGGAACTAGATTTGTTATCTACAATTAGTTTTTCTAATCTGCCTTGATGATTGGCCATAACAGTTCCTAAAGCATATACTAGTGCTTTTGCTTGTGTCATTGGTAATTTAATTTCTTTTTGATTACTACCTTCAGCAGTCTTTACAATTTGAATAAACTGTTGAATAGGTATAGTATTAATTGGTTCGTTTGTTTGCATCTGATAGTTCCTGTCTCATTGTAAACTCAGTTTTGAAAGGTCCTTTGTAATCATATTTTTCAAGTGTTACAAGTTTAGGACAGAAACTTCTTACCCAACCTTTATCAAAATGAATAATATAGTAACCTGCCGCATACAAGCTCTTAGACTTTTTACTTTTAGTAAAAAGTGGTAACTTCTTTTGTACATTATACATTACATTGTAAGGTGTACTAGATGTTGAGAAGCCGTGTATTTCTTTTATAGCATTGCTACCATCTGAAATAGTTGCTTTATCAAAACTTAATCCACCGATGTAACTATTAAAAGATTTAATATCAGTAAAGTAATCTGTTCCGGTCGAACAACTATACATGTATCTTTTGTCTTCTTGTTTCGATAGTGTACCAATACGTTCACCATCTTTTTCTACAATCCAAAATTTATTTTTTAGGATTGGCTTTGCCTTAATTGTCATTTTTACCTCCATTATGAATACCTCGCATTAAGCGGGTCAGCATAAAGTTGAATGTTATCTGCAATACGTTGCATGTCGTGTTTTGCACAGAACTTCATTAGTCGCATACCAACTTGTGTAATTGCTTTAGGTTGTTCTATAGCATCTTCTACCACATCGTTAATTATACTTCTAATGTTACCAGGCTGTGCAGTCAAGTCACAAAGTACTACATTACGTTGATAGTCGTCTAGTACACGATGCTCTACGCCTTCGTGATCAGTCCAACGTTGTAGCATCATGTTGTTCCAATTAAAGCCTTTATTATCTTTATCTTCAAATGCTTCAATTAGTCCGACTTTATTCTTAGTGCCTTTTGTTCTTACACCAGGGTAAGCACTAAACACATTATCACTTGTGTCACCTCGCATACACTTTTCAAACAACATAAATTGTGGATTAGGTGCAGGCTTAGGTTCTCCTGTCTTTTTGTCAAGTACGGGTTTCTTTTTCTTGTCGTCAAAGTAACCTTCGTGTGTAATAATTGTATTGCTAACACCATTGTATTGTTTTACATTAGGTGAAATAAGTTGTGCAAAGTCACCGTCAGTACTAACAATAACATGATTATCATTAGGATGTGCTTGTATCCAACCTGCAATAAGATCATCAGCTTCTAGTTCAGGATGATGTAATACAGAGCAGTTAGTCTTTGTACTCACAAAGTCTTTCCACTCGTCAAACATTTCCCAGAACACTGTGTCTTCATCTTGTTGTGCCTGCGTCTGTGCGGCACGAGCATCACTTCTATTTCTCTTGTAAGGCTCATAAAAATCTTTACGCCAACTACGTCCTTCTAAGCAGAACACAACATGACTGCCATCAAAGTCAGCCCATGCTTTCTTAATGCTACTGAGTGTAATATGAAAAGCCATACCTACTTTTGTGTCTAAATCACCTCGTACAACATGTCTTGCACGAAAGAAAGTATTAGCAGTATCTACTAGAATATATGTCATTAGTTTGCCTTTGTATAATTATAGTAGTATTATAGCACCAGATCTGGCTTGTGTCAAGCATTATTTAACTTCTGCTTTACCATTATCGTCTGCTTTACTAGTATTGATATATCCCATACCTCTATCAGTACTTTCACCTTCTTCTTCTAGCATTTGTGTAGCAATAGTTCTAAACCAAGCATCAACAATGTCTTCGGGCTTTTCACCTGAATATCCTGCATCGATAAGTTGTTCAATAAACTCATTATTCCAATCGAGCTCAAAGAAACCGTTCTTAATATTGTCTGGATTTACTTGTGTATCTAGTACTGCTACCCAAGGCTTTTTATCTTTAGTTGCTTGTGCTTTTTCTTTTTCAAGAATAGCTCTGCGTTCTTCTTCTGCAGAAAGTATTTTCACCTTTTCAGTTTTCATACCCAATGCTTTTTTCATTTTATCTAACATATATTACCATCCTGCCTTTCTAATTCTATCTTCATTGATAGGTGCTTTCATAGCTTTTTCATGTTGCTCATTCTTATATCTATCTCTAATTTGATTATACTCATCTATAGGATAATATGTTTCTTGAGGTTTTTCTTCTTGTTTCTTTTTAAATAAATTTTTTATAAATTGTAACATATTAAGTTCCTATTGCATTACCAAACAAGTATACGTGTACTCTTGCCGCTACGTTATAGCCACGTTTAAAGGCTCTAGCCGCAACATCACCTGCTGTTGCTTCTTGTTCTTCTGATCTTGCACCAACCGGCATAACCCACACAGGCCACTTTACACCTGCTTGTCTCATTTGTGCAATTACACTTTCCATTTCTTCCCA